ATCGATCGGTCATCTTCCGCTTTTTGCTTGGCCGCCACGTTTGCCGCATCGCGCTTCTTTTCGAGTTCCGCGATGGTGCTCTCGATCTGCGTGCGCACATCGGGCGGCGTGTAGCCGGTCGCCAGTCGCGTCCTGTATTCCTTGATGATCGCGTCGTACTGGTCATCGCGACCGATGTTAAGCATCGTGTCCCAGAAACCGGCAGCCGCCGACTTTGCCGAACGCCATGCGCGCTCGATGACGCCGATGTTTTCCGCGATCTCTGCCGTTCTGGTTCGCATAGCAGCGGCATAGGTCTTTTCGGCAAGATCGGCGGCGCCCTGTGCGTCGCCCTGCCGTTCCAGTGCCGCGATCTGGTCGTAGACCGATTGCGTTAGGTAGTGATACTGCTCGTTGAGCTTGGCGCTTGCCTCTGCCGGCTTCTTCGCCAGCTCCTCGAACTGCTTCACCGTCGCGTCCACGGACTGGCCGATGGCGCGCTCCATGTCAACGGCGGTAGTGGAGATCAGGCCGATCTGTTCCGAAGTGAACTTGCCGCTGGCCGCCAGCCGCATGACCGATTCTTTTGCCGTCGACAAGCTGCCATCGGCGCCGGCCGCCTCGACAGCAAGCGCATGCAATCCTTCTGCCGTACTGCCGGCGGCATTGTTGGTGATAATCAAGGCGCTGCTGAACCTGGCTTGCTCATCTGCACCCTTGTAGGCCGCAACAGCCAGCGCCCCGATACCGGCAACGACTGCTCCAACCGACAACGCCATGGGCGACAGCAAGGTCTCCATCAACCCGGAGCGTTCCGCGAAAATGGAAAACGAGCGACCGGCAGAACCCAAATCGCCGCGCGCCAGTTCGCGGGCTAATACGCCCAGTTCACGCCGCGCGCTTCCGGTCTGCAGGCTAAAGCCGTGCATGGCCTTTTCGCCTGCAGCAATTTGCTGAATCAGCGGTGCAGCCTCTGCCGTCACACCGAGCTGCGTGGCCCGATATTCCATCAACTGCTTTGCGGACAGACCCGCCGTCGCCGCCTGGTCCTTAAGCTTGGCGATGAACTCGTTCGCCTTCGCCGAAGCCAGCGCGCCGGATTTAGCCAGGCTGGCTTCGGATAGATCCAGCTGCTTGATCGCCGCCGCGTACTGGTCCGCCGTGATCTTTCCTTGTGACCACAACGCCGTCAGCTTGTCGGTCTGGGCCTGCAGTTCCTTGGTGCTGCCCGCACCTCGACCGATCGACTCCAGCGCGCCGTTGACCTCTTTGACCAGGTCGGCGGTTTCCTGCATCGCGCGGTTTTGCCCGGCAAGGCCGGCCGGACCGGAGCCGCTACGCGAAGCTGCCGATAGGTCGCGTGCAGCACTGGCGGCAAGGCGGGACGCTTCGATTTCCTTGTTCAGCGCCTGCGTCTTCTCCGCGGAAGCGGCGACCATGTTCCGGATGCGCGCAGCGGCATCCGACTCGGCTTCGGCAACCTGGTTCATCGTACCGGCGGCAGAAGCCGATGCGGCTGTCGCGGCGCGTTGTGCCGTTTCCAGCTGGCGCCAATGGGCAATCAATGGCGCGGCGGAGTCACTCAAGCCGAGTTGCGCCGCCTTTAGCTCGATCGCCGCAAGCTTACCGCCCTCGACGGCAGCGACCTGCCGCTGCAGCGATTCGATGAACCGCACCTGGGCGGCGCTCATTTTCTGCGCGGCTTCGCCGGCAGCATCGCCGATGGTATTGAGCGCCTTGGCGGACTTGTCGGAAGATTGCGTCGCCGTCGCGCTGAACCTCTCCATCGTCTGGACGGACTTGCCGATGTCCGCTGTAAACTGATCCTGCTCGGCGGCTAGAACGAGTACGGCCTTGCCGATGACTTCACTCATCGCGTCACCTCAAAAAATCAATCTGCGCGCAGAATCCGCAAGGCTTCCTGCTCCATCAGGCGGATGCAGGAAAAAATATCCTCACGCTCGCCATGCTTTACGCCACACGTCCGCATGACAAATGGCAAGGCTGCGTAATCCAGCCCGATCGGCCCACCGGAGCCGACTCGCCATTGCGTCGACATCGCCTCGAAAACTTTAACTGCAACGAAGTTCACCGGCCAGATATCGACGTGCGTCGAGACCTGCAGATCCGCCCGCGTCAAGCCGAGGGCCGCCAGCTCCCCGTCATCCGGCTGTTGCTCGTAGAGGAACCGGGCGGCCGCGATCAGTTTCCCCGGCGTGCCTTCATCAATTCATCAAAGTACTTCTTGAGAATCGGAATCGCGACGCCGCCGTACTTCTTCACCAGCGTCTCGACCGCGGCCTTGCTGAAGTCGGTATCGACTCCACTCCAGCCTTCCGTCACTTCGACGATGCTGTCAACGTCGTTCAAATCAACCAGGCGCTTGCTGAAGTCGGACAGCTCCTCGGTATCCTTGTAGCGGAACTGGAATTTGACTACAGCGTTCGGCTTGCCAGGGACCGGGATTTCGACATCCGCTTCGAACGCCGGATTCGGAATGAGATTGAACATGTGCCGATTCCTTATGCCGCGTAGCGGGTCAATGCAGCAATCAGCGAGGCCGTCGCTTTCACGGTCATGATGTTGCCCTTGGTCAGCGTCGGCGTCTTGTTGAAGGACACGTACACCGGGTAGTAGATTGCCGAACCGCCCGGTAGCTGCAGACGCAGCACGCGCGGTTCACGCTCTTCGTCCGCGCTCTCCAGCACGGGGTAATGCGGGAGCGACGGATCGTCCGCCATCGTGATGGCGATGGAAGTCGGGCTTTTCGTCGTGGGCAACTGGCTTTCTTCGTCGCTTTCGAGGAATGCATACTGCGTGAACTGCTGGTCGCCGCCGGACGTTTCAAAGCCGGTAATTTGCGAGATCTGCGTCCATGCCGTGATTTCGCGCACCGTGCCGCCGCCGCTTTCAGCCGGAAAACGCGTCACGTTCGATGTGTCGATTTTTTCCAGCGTCGCGGCCTCCGCCGCCACTGCGCTTACGCGGGCGATGCGGCCATTGAGTTTCGACCAGCCAGAAGTGATTTCCAGGATGGCATTGGCCAGCAGGCCGTGGCCGGCTTCCAGCGTTGCGACCGCATTGGCCGCATTGCTGATCGCTTCAATGGTTTTCTCGGGACCGTAGCCGGAGGAGAGTGAAACAATGGAACCGTCGGGGAGTTTGACCGCCATGATTTTGCCTTTCAAATAAAAAGCCCGCCGGATGGCGGGCAGTTACCCAATACTGGGATGAAACGAACGAGAAGGGTTCAAGCGTCCGCGATAAACCGGAAATCGCAGTACCGCCTATACGTCCGCACACTGGCCTCGTAACCGCTGACCGGCGCGCCGATCTGCGATGCATGGAGCGGCGCCGCGCAAACAATTGCGCGGACTTGCGACATGATTCGATTGGCCTCGGTCCGCTTCGACGCAAAAACATCGATCTGGATCCGCACGTCGTCCTTGTCGGAGATACCCTCCAGGAATTCAATCGAGCTGCCACCGGCCTGCTGCAACGTGATGTATGGCTTCGGCGTGTCTTCCGGCGTAACGTCGAAATGCACGCCGCCCTGGGCGATGCCGGCCAGCGCCGTTTGTATCTGCTGCTCGATCATGTCGACATCTCCGCGATGGCCTTGCGCACGTTCTCGCTCATCTTGCTCCGCATGGCCTCAAGTGCCGGCACCTTCCCCGCTTCAAAGCCGGGGCGCAGAAACGGATGCGCCGGAACGAACACGGCGCGATTGGCGGCGCGATGCGCTTTTTGCGACACCCCTGCAGGTTTTGACGGCACGTACCAGTGCCCGTATTCGACCCAATACCCATAGTAGGCATCGGTCTCCGATTTCCGGCCTTTGCGCCAGGACACGTGGTACACCTGACGGTCGTCGCCGGATTGCTCGGGAATATGCTTCTGATAGATGGCGGCTTTCAGGATGCCTTTGTCCTCAGGCGCGCGCGCGGCGACTTCGTTCTTGATGATCGTCGCGCCCGTGTTTGCCGCCGAGCGCAGGGCATCGCCCATGACGTGCTGCAGGGATTTCAGGTTTTCTGTGAATTCATCCAGTCCCTGCCATTGCGCATCAGCCATCATTGACTTCGCTCGAACACATCAACTGCAATTCCCGGCGCGTGCCATCCCGGTCCAGCACCGCAGCGATGTTGTAGATGATGTCGTCGCACACGATGCGCATCGACGGCACTATGCCGTCGCGGTAGCGGATCCGGAAACGGGTGGAAATCTCGCTCTGCACCGCTTGGGCTGCGAATAGCTCGCGACCGGTGAGGTCTTCCTTGGCGGCCCATACAGTACCTGCCGATGTCCACTCCGTATTCGGATCCCCATCGATGTCCTGACCAACAGGCGGTGCCTGTAGGTCAATGCGGTATCGCAGTTTCCCGACTTGCATGTTATGTGCCCATGTTGACCCGGAAAGGATGCAGGTACGCGACGGCGCCTTGAGGCAATTCCACCACCGTTACACCCGCCACCGTATTCCCGCGATACTCGTACAGATCGGTCAATGTCAAAAGGATCGCAATCCCGACCTGCGCATTGGCCACCATCGGTTCATCGCCAGCAGAGCCATCTGCAACAGCCGTCTCCATTTCCTCGTCCGAGGCGAACAGTTTGCGGTTGAGATACTTGGCGGCACTGGACTCCGCCGCCTCAAGGTAAAGCCCAATGAGGTCATCCTCATATGAGCTATCAATCCTGAGGTGCTTCTTGGCGATGTTGATATCGATGAGCGGCATTACTTTTTACCGTTTCCTTTTTTCACATCG